GTCGTCGCGGTCCTCCTGTGGCTGATGAGGAGCCCCGTGACGAAGCCCTTCATGGACAGGCTGAAGCTGAAGCTGCCGGTAAAGACGAACAGCCACCTGCTGAGGGTGCTGGCAAGGACAAGAAATAGCCAACAGGCTGTGACTTGCGAAGGGGATGGCCTGGAGGCTGTCCCCTTTTCTGTTTATAGGAGATAATAAAGCTATGGCTATAGTTACATTAGACGAAATAAAGAAACAGCTGGGTATCACCGGCAACGATAGAGACGCTGAGCTACAAATGTACATCGACATGCTGCCACAGTGGCTGTATGACATTACAGGTGTGTGGTTTGGCTCACTAAAGACAGAGACAGAGATACAGGATTACAGGCCTGTGGTGTTTCTAGACAACGTGTACATCAAAGAGGTGTCGAAAATCAAGCAAGGTAGGATTACCGACGAGACCACAGAGGACAGTCTGAGCGAGGTACACGGCTACAGTGTGGACGGTAAGACTGGCCGCGTTACACTGTCTACAACGGGCTACAAAGACCAGTACGAGCGCACAGACTACGACCAACTCCATATTACTTACACGTATGGGCTTGTAGACGTGCCAGCAGCCGTAAAGATGGCCTCTATCCTTATGGTGCGTGGCATGGCTAATGAGATTAGCAGCGGCGGCACTACAGTCACATCTGAGCGCGTGGGCAACTACCAGAAGACCTACAGCGTATCAAAGAAAGAGCAAACGCTGTTAGCGCCGTTTGTGAGGTTTCTCGTATGATTAGCGCCAACATGCTACGTCATACCGTGACCGTTAAGCGCCTTATGAAGACGCAGGGGATGGTGCAGAAGACGCAGGCCGTTATGATCGGTGTGCCTTGCACCATCCTGCCTATGAGCCGTGAGAACAGCGTGGCGTACAATATCAGTGCTTACAAAGCGTTTGACATGTACGCCAACACTGACAAGATCAAGGTAAACGACACTGTGACCGATCAATCTGGGCGCAACTACGCCGTCAAAGCGCTTAACCCGTATGAGAACTTTGACAATGTGACTCACTCACATTATGTGCTGGAGCTTGCCGCGTAATGGCTACCTACATCAAAGTTGATACTGGTAACGTACCACAGCTAGGCCGTAGGTGGCGCGGAGAGGCCTCTGGAGCTGTCCAGCGCATATTGGCTAATGGTTCGGTGATAGTGCAGCGATCGATGCGTAAAAACGCCCCTGTTGGTGTTACACAGCGTCTGGCGGGCAACATACAGCGTACCGTTGGCAATGGAGAGGCGAAGATTACGCCATTGAGCAAGTACGCACCAGTTATCGAGAAAGGCCGCAAGCCTGGCAGCCGTATACCGCCGTGGAAAAACGAAGACTTTCAACGATGGGTGCGAGCCAAGCTTGGTAATGTGTCGCCATTCGTGGTGGCCCGTTCCATCGCTCGCAAAGGTACGCAGCCGCAGCCGTTTATTGAGAAGACATACAAAGAGACAGAGCCACAGATACAAGAGTACGCAGCACGGGCTATAGCAAACGTAATAAGTAAGTTGGAGGCGTAACATGCAAAATAAGATCAGCAACAAACTAGTAGAGGTAGTAAAGGCTATCCGTGACGAAGACGGCAACCCTGTGTTTGCTGAGGTTGTAGACTACGACGACGGAGTCAATAAATATCAGGGCTACCCAGCTGTGATGATCGTGCCAGACGACGCACCGGCCGAGCTTGGGCAGAACACTGAAGTACACCGGCGTGAGGGCTTCAACGTCATTGCAATCATTCCTATGAATGAGGACGAGAGCAAGCGCGCAGAGGACTTTAAGAACATGCGCACACTGTCTGGGCTTATCCGTGACGCTATCGATGACACGGTAGACCTAGACGGGTTACGACACCGCGGTAAAGATCGTGTGCTAGGCGTTGTGCCAACGTCTGCCGGCTGGAGCGTGGCAACTGAGCCGGTGATGGCTTTGGTGGCTACTATTAATGTTATAGTGCGCTACGACCACTACACAGGTAACTAGTAAATTGTTTATAATCAGGTAGGAGTATGAACATGAACAACAACCAATCACCAAAACGTATCTACTTTAACCCCGAGACCGGCACGACCGTTGAGGCCACGTCGGCACAAGAGGCGGCTTTAAGGTTTGATAACATGATTAAAGAAACGTTTGACGAGCAGGCTGAGCCGGTAGAGGCAGAGCCTGACACATCAGATGATAACAGTAAAACGGAGGCCAACTAATGGCAAATATCGACTTTATCGGTCGGCGTATTAGCTATGGTATCGCCAAGGAAGCTACGCGTGGCACAGCAGCTGCTACCGCGGCTCACTGGATACCTCACTTGAGCGCTGACCTACAAGACAAGCACGAGAGTGCACTTAACAACAGCGCCATGGGCGTGATCGACCTAAACAACGACGCCATCGTTACGCAGATTTGGAGCGAGGGCAAGATTGAGGGTAAGATTCAGGTAGAGAGCTTTGGGCTCATTCTGCTTGCTGCCCTTGGGCAAGTTACTAGCGCTGCCGGTGCAAAAGCTGGTACATTCAAGCACAACTTTACCCGTCTTAACAGCAACCTGTCGCCAAGCTTGACTATCTTTGAAAAGTCACCAGCTGCTGACCTTAAGTACGAGTTGTCGTGCCTTAAGAGCCTTGAGATTGACATTGTTACCGGTGAGTATGTGAAATACACCGCTGACTTTATCGGTCGCCGTGGCACGCCTGCTACAAGCACCGTCACGTTTGTGGAGTCTGAGGCTGAGTTTACCAGCAAGTACTGCCAGCTGAAGATGGCCGCCAACAAAGCCGGCCTTGCAGCCGCACCACGTGTATCGATCAAGAGTGCAAAGGTGAAGATTGAGCGCAACACTGAGGCTTACTACGAGGCTGGTAGTGTCACGCCTGCTGAGATTCACAATAAGGCGTTCGACGTGATGTTTGAGTGCGAGCGGCGCTATAGTGACAACACGCTTAAGGATGCATCGCTTAAAAACACCAAGTACGCCCTCGAGCTTTCAATGGTAAACACCGACGACAAGATCGGTACAGCAAAGGATGAGAACCCATCACTTAAGTTTACCTTGCCGGCTGTCGTTATCTCTGAGTGGGAGCGTGACCAGGGGCTTGATGACGTTGTTATGGAGAAATTCACCGTACAAGGCCTCTTCTCTGCTGCTAACGGCACGCAGATCGAGGCAGAGCTGGTGAACAGCACCGCAAGTTACTAATAAATCAAATAAGGAAAGGACACCAACCAATATGGGCCGTTTATCACAACAATTTGCAACCAAAGTAAGTCTAGCCATGTTAGCCGACAAGTACGGCAAGCTGTGGAAGGACGCTTACATCGAGATTGCGCCACTAACCATGAAGCAGCTGCCAGAGCTACGCAACTTTCAGGGCGAGGCTAGCGCGGATGGCGAGCTTACCGACGACCAGACAGCACAGCTGCTGCCTATGGTTAAAAAGGGTTTTGTGGGTGGCAAGATCGTCTTTAACGGTGAACTAGTAGACGCAGAAGCTGACGACCTGGACGATTTGCCAGTGTCCGCAGCCTCGCAAGTGATTGTGGCAGCGGTTGGTGCTACTGACCCAAAATAGTTAGCGACTTGGAGCGCGTCATTTACTACGATAGGCCGGCGAAGGAAGCAGCCACATTGGACTTGCTAACTCGCCGGCGTTATCGTAAAGAGTTTGGGCTAACCGCCCAAGAGATGGACGACGAGCCGGTCGCAGAGGTTAATTACATGATGAAGATATTCTATCTTGAAGACAAGCGGAGCGAGTACGAGAATAAAAAGGCAATGCGCCAGAATAGCAGCGTAAACAACCATGGCTAATACTATACAGATCATTATCAAGGCACGAGACCAAGCCACCCAAGAGATGGATAGGGTTAGTGCCGCCTCTGGGAAGCTCAAAAAGCACCTAGAGCCTGTCGGTTCGGCCATGAAACTTGTTGGCGCTGGCGCATTAGCTGCCGGTGTAGCCTCTGTGAAGATGGCCGGCGACTACGAGCAAGGCTTGAACATATTCAAATCAGTGTCTGGTGCTACAGCACAGCAGATGGCCATGGTGGCCGCTAAAGCGCGTGAGTTGGGCCAAGATGCATCTTTGCCTGGTGTGAGTGCTAGAGACGCCGCAAACGCCATGACAGAGCTATCAAAGGCCGGTTTGTCGGTGAATGATACACTAGCAGCATCAAAGGGCGTTATGTCGCTCGCTAAAGCGGGCCAGATTGACGTGGCAGACGCTGCTACTATCGCAGCCCAAGCATTAAACGCTTTCAAATTGAAAGGAAGCGACGCCGGCAAGGTTGCTGACGTTCTCGCTAACGGTGCTAACGCCTCCGCCACAGATATTCGTGGCCTTTCTCTAGGCCTCCAGCAGTCTGCTGCTGTTGCTAGCCAGTTTGGTGTGTCATTAGAGGATACGGTAACCACGCTTGGCTTATTCGCTAACCGCGGTATGCAGGGTTCTGACGCTGGTACGTCACTTAAGACGATGCTTATTAGCTTGGCCAACCCAAGCAAAAAGGCCGCCAACCTTATGCATCAGCTTGGTATTAATGCCTACGACGCTAGCGGTAAGTTCGTTGGTATGCGACAGCTCGCCCAAAACCTCCAAAACGGGCTTAAAGGGCTATCTGAAGAGCAGAAGCAGCAAGCATTGGCCACTATCTTTGGCACTGATGCCTTCCGTGCGGCTGCCTTCCTGGCTGATTCGGCTGGTAAGTCGTATGATGACATGTCAAAGGCTGTGGGCCGTTCTGGCGCTGCTATGGACTTGGCAAAGGCACAGAATAGCGGATTTAACGGTGCGCTGGACAACCTGAAGAGTACACTGGAGACTGTCGGTACTGATATTGGTATGAAGCTGCTACCTCCTCTTACAAAGATCATCAAAGAGCTTGCCAACTCTGGCATCATTGAGGCATTTGGTGCGGCCCTTACAGCGCTTACGCCAATTATCTCTTATGTTGCCTCCCTGTTTATAGCGCTAAAAATCAATCAGGTTATAGGCTGGTTCGGTGGCCTCTTCACTAAAGTTAAGGAAGCCGGCGGTGCTTTCAAGTTCTTGGCTGGCGTCATCAGCAAAAACCCAATCGGGCTCATCGTAACTGCGATTGCTATTGTCATTCCGCTGCTCATCGACCTTGAACAACGTTTTCACATCTTTAGCAATGCCGTTGAATGGATCAAGACAGCCTGGAACGGCATGGTTGAGTGGTTTACTGGCATCTTTAACGGCATAGGCCAAGCCTTGAGTAACGTATGGCAGGCTATTACTACAGCCTTTAATAACGTTACCGCTTTCTTGCAAAACTGGGGCCCGACCATCCTTGCCATCATGTTCTGGCCGTTCTCTCTGCTTATCGGGCTTGTGATTACGTTTAAAGACCAGATTATGGCCGTGCTAAACGCTTTGTGGAGTGGTATATCGGCTGGATTCCAAGCTGTTACGGGCTTTATCCAAGCTGTTTTCCAAACCGCGTCTGCTGTTGTTATGGCTGTGTGGTCGCCTATCGCTGGCTTTTTCGGCGGTGTCTGGGCGCAAATCCGTGGCATCTTCTCCGGCGTCGGTAATTTCTTTGGCGCTGTGTTCGGTTGGGCAGCTAATGCGGCATCTGGTGCACTAAACAGCATCATTGGCGTAGCTAGCGGTGTGTACAACGCTATTGCGAGCTTTTTCCGGCCAATCGGTACTGTAGCTGGTAATATGATCGGCGGTACTATCCGCGGTGTTGTCAACGGCATCATTGGGATGGTACAAAACGGCCTTAACAGCTTTATCAGTATGATCAACGGTGCGGCCGGCATCATCAACAAAATACCTGGCGTGCACATTCCTGGTATACCTCACATTGGATTGCCTCGTCTCGCCTTTGGTGCGAAGAACTACGCCGGTGGCGTCACTCTGGTTGGTGAGCGTGGCCCTGAGCTAGTCAACCTACCAAAGGGTGCTGATGTATACACTGCCACACAGACCGCGAACGCTTTCCGGAATAGCCGAGGCGGTGGCGGCGGTGTTACAATACAACACATGGAAGTACACAACGACGTTGATGCGCACAATGTAATCGAGCAAATCGGCTGGAGGTTAGCACGGGGATGATCATTAAACTAAACAACTTTGTAATAAACGATCGAGAAAGCAGGTTTTACCTGGACACAGTAAAGGGTTTTGCCATTCCCGAGATTCGTACGAGTAGCGCCGTCTTGACCGAGAGAGACGGCGGCTACGTAGCCTCACAGTTCTACGGTATGCGCAAAGTGTCTATACAGGGGCGTATATTCGGCGAAGATGAAGCGGAGCTAGAAGAGAAGCGCAAAGAAATTATGGCGGCCGTGCGGCAAAGATCAATCGCTATTGAGCTGATTACCAACGCTGGTAACTCATACTTGGTAAATGGCCACCTGACAGATTCCGAGATGGACTTTGACCGGCTTATCAACAGTTCTTTGAGTTTCTGTGTCCTGACCCTGTTATCTACGACAACACAGACGGCACAGCGCTATCCATCCAAGTTGGCAAGCAGCGTGGCGGTGGTTACATATTCCCGTATGTCTTACCTGTTGAATGGCAGTCTGGTAGCGGCGAGGTTACAGCGCGCAACAACGGCAATACCGCAGTCAAGCCTGTGATCAAATTTAAGGGCAGCATGACCGACCCAACGCTCATTAACGTGACTACTGGCAAGCTTGTGCAGCTGTCTGGCTTTAGCGCGCCTGAAGGTAGCGAGGTTGTTATTGACACCCGTACCCGCAGCGTCCTGCTGAATGGTGGCAATATCTTTGACAAGCTGAGTGACCAAAGCACGTTCTTTAGTTTGCAGCCTGGCGACAACGCCTTTAGGCTAGAAAGCGCAAGCGGTGCTGACACAGTAGTAGCTATCGTTGAGTGGCGTAACGGCTTTATGGGGGTATAGCATGGACTTTAAACACGGCAGCGATTACGCATTTGAGCTATGGCACAAGAACGGCCAGAAGCTCGCAGACATTACCCACCTCTGTAAAAACCGGCGCTACTCTACTGAGCGCAACGAAGCTGACACTATCGAGTTTATGGTAGACTTGCACGAGTTTGAGCGATATTGTGCTGGTATCGGCACACCTCCACAGTCGTTACTTTATCCGCTACAGACAGATGTGCGGGTAAAGCGCAACGGTGTATATATCGTAGGCGGCCAAGTTACGTCTACCACTATCAAGATCGACCAAGAGGCCGACATTGAAGTGCGTGTGACTGGATACTTAAACATGCTTAAAGACCGCCTGGTAACCAATGAGTACCGCCAGACAGACGCCGCAGAGATTGCACTTGACCTTGTACGTCGCATCCAGGCTGACAGCACAGGTGACATGGGTATCGAAGTACCGCACGACGGGCAATACATGACCGGCAAACTACGTGACCGTACGTACAAGCGGGCCGACGTTAAAGACAAGATACTGAAGCTTACTAACCTTATTGATGGTAACTTTGACGTAAGGGTTACCCCTGACAAGAAATTTTACACATTGCCTACGTTTGGCTCGCCGCGTACTGACATTGAGTTTGTAGTGGGTGGCCCTGAAGGTAATGTAAAGAGTGCAACCATCGAACGTTCGGCTACCAGTGTATACAACAAAATCTGGGGGCTTGGTTCTGGCTTTGGTGATGACCAAATCGTATCAGTGCAGAGTGACCCATTAAGCATTAACGCTTACTACACCCGCGAAAAGGTTGTGACATTTAATAGCGTAAAAGAGCAAAGCACGTTGAATCAAAACACCGCCGCAGCTGTAGCCAAGGACTCTACCATGCTTGAGATTCCAAAGATTACTGTAACCGGCCGTGAGTTTGATACAAACTACATCAAGGTAGGTGATTACATACCTGTGCGCACAAGCGGCCACAGCATGATTGAGGGGTTGAATAAGGTATACCAGGTGCAAAAGATTGAGGTACATTTGGATGACAATGGCTTTGAAGAGCAGATCGAAGTGTACTTAGATGACTTTACCGTTCCGCAGATCCAAGAGGATCAAGACGATGACTAGACTTGATCGCTTATCTGAAAACACTCTGTATGAGGAGCTGAGACAACTCCAGGTAGACTTTAGAGAGCTTAAGTACACGCAACCCACCTCTGGCAAGAGTGGTGTGCGTACTTACGAGAGCGATACCGGCCGTACATGGGACTACGACGGCACGATACCTAACGGCTCACGAGAGATTACAGTAACGTTTACCGGCAACGGCTCGCAGACACAGCCTATCGTAAACGGCTACATGTTTATGTATGTAGGTATGATAAATCAGGAAGCGTGGAGTTTCCCGCAATATAGCTCGATACAGGGTGGTTTGTACTACGAGGACAGCGACGGTGCCGCTGTAACTGTGCGCAAACTCATGGAGATTGACGAGTCACTAGCAGGCGACCCGCTGAAGACACGCTGGAAAACACTCATATTAAACACCGGTAACATCTGCCGCCTCCGCTTTAAAGTGCGGGTGCGCGGCACGTGTGCCGGTTATATAGAGGTATCGGTAAAATGACAGTTGAGAGAATGAGCGAGCTGCCGGGCGAGAGACTCGAGGCTATACTATCCGAGCTAGAAAAAGAGATGGCAGAAATTAAAGAGTCGCAGATAATCAGTGGTGACAACATGCGCTTTACCGAGAGTAGCACCAATGCCGTGGCCGACTGGCAAGGGCCGCTACCTCGAGGCGGGCAGTTTGGCAATGCTGGAGCGAAGTTCCTACGTGTTACAGCCACCGCAAAACATAGCGAGGTGCTATTTGCTGACATTATCTTTGAGGCACGATACCCTGACGGCACGCTAGTATATGAGACAGACCAGAAGACAAAGCCGTTTGGCCAGTTCTTTAAGCGTATTGTGCAGCCTCTGCCGCTTGTGTCTAACCGTACAAACCAGGTTGAGTGGCTAGTTGGTGTAACTGGCACAGCTGGGCAGACCGTGAGTATGAAAGTATACATAGTAGCAAACGATAGCGTAGAAGTAGGAGTGGTAGAGCATGTCTAGGCTAGATATGATGACAGCTAACCGCCTTTACCAACGTATCAACGCTTTGCGGCGATTCCGTGACGAGATAAAGCTAGGCGCGCAGGGTTTTGGTAGTGACAGCGTGCGCACAAGCATCGTGCAGAGTAGCAACAGGTGGGATGTTGATATGAGCGACGTTGGATTTAACGATCGAGTCATTGACGTTACATTTGTGCCAAAGGATGGCGACCGTGAGGAGTTACGCAGCCTCGTATACCGCCTTGTGGTCAAATCTGAGACGCACGAAGCTGAAAGATCGGTAGATCATCACGTGCAGCGCTTACGCCCTGTAGACGGCACACAGCGCTGGCAGATCGTGTTAGATGGTAACAGGCGCAATAATGGTATATGGCGCGGCAAATTCTACCTATACGCTGCCGGTAGGGGCTCGCTGAAGATTAATATTTTGACTACAATATAAACTGAAAGGATTACACATAATGACAAGACTTGTATTTAACAGAGACGGAGGCAAAACCGACGAGTACGGCCACATGATTGGCTTTAGCTGGCATATCCAAGGTGATGTGCTTGGCGGCCTCGTAGTGACGCCTACTAGCGTTCCGGGCATGTCTGTGCAGGTAGATAGTGGTATTGCAGCCTTACCGCGTAATAGTGGTGGTAAGATGTACCGTATATACTGTGGACTAGACGCGCCAGAGACTCTAACTATACCAACCGCTAACACAAGCAACCCGCGTATCGATACTGTGGTGCTTTATGTTGACATGAAGGTGACGCCAACAACCGGTGTGACTAACAACAGCAACAACATGTGCAAGCTTATGGTTGTACAAGGTGCGCCATCAAGCAACCCACAAGGGGCGAGCGAGAGCCAAATACAGTCTGCCGTGGGCGCTGGCAACCCATTTATTGGGCTATCCAAGGTGCGGGTGGACGCTGGAGTTACGCAGATTACCTTTAATAAGTGCGTCGACATACGAGACTTTGCATCACCTGGCTTTGTTGATGGCCGCTTTATGAAAGATAAATCAATCAACTTTAAGGGGTATGGCGATAGCAGTATCGGCCGCAACGCTATAGACTGGACACAGTTCAATGAGAATAAGTACTCAACATCAGAAATTAACACCAACAAAACCTTTATCGACGGCAAGCCAATCTACCGCAAAGTGTTCAGATTTAACACAACTGGCAATGGACAAGAAAACGGTTTTGCCGACGATACATTTGCTATGGTGGATAGCCTCATTAATTTTGATGCTGTCCTTAACATGGCTAATGGTGAGCGCTATCCGAACGGTTACACCAACCCGGCAGCCCCGAACTTGCAGTACTTCCAAGCAAAACTCGCAGTCTATAACGGTGTGCAACAACTCCGTTACAACACCCGGTCGGATGGCACAGCCCTAGTGATCATGGAGTACACGAAGCGATGAGCGAACTAACGCCAATGAATAAGTACGAGGTTAAAGAGGCTATAGACGACGCTATACAAAAGCATGAGGCACGCAAAGAGGGTAGTTTTGTGCCAATCTACGCGCTCGACCTGTACAAAAAGGACATTGAGGCGCAGATACGCGAGCTAGACGGTGAGATTAAAGACCTGAAGGCCGACGCAGCAGACGCAAGAGACCGTAACCGCTGGCTGTTTCGTCTCGTAGTCGGTGCTGTCATTACCTCATTTATTCCTATAGCTATCGCGCTATTGAGTAGAGGGAGCGGAGGGCTACTACGATGAGCAAGGTTGCACACTTTGTAGGATGGTTGAAGCGAGACAAACTGCTTAAAGCCCTATCAGTCGCCATGGTGTTTAGCCTAGCCTTTAGCGGGTACACACTGTTTAAAAGCCTTACACTCCAACCGGGGCAGTCTGTCACTATAGGTGGTGGCGCAAAGGTTGAGAAGCCTATCACGAGCATCACCAACGCGCAGGTAGATAAAGATGGTAATTTGGTCGTCTACTACTCGAACGGAGAGGCTCGCAATGTAGGGTCGGTTATAGGTACAAACGGTAAGGATGGTGCAGATGGTAGGACTCCTACCGCTACGGAGATAGCGGTGGCAGTTAAAGCCTACTGTCTCACCAATAAATGTTCAGAGTCCCCTACTAGCGCACAGGTGGTGTCCGCTGTGGCATCGTACTGTGTAAGCGGAAGCTGTAAGGGGAGCGACGGTAGAAGCGCCTCCGACGAGCAAATCGCGGTCGCTGTAGCCAAATACTGTGCGAACGGTAAGTGTAAAGGCGAGACTGGAGCGACTGGGGCAACGGGAGCTACCGGCGTAGCAGGGCTGAATGGTGCAAACGGGTCAAACGGCGTAGACGGACAGAGCCCCGTATTAGCTTGCGTAGACATTAAAGACAACTCCGGCAATCAAACATCATGGATAGCCTGGAAATACCCGAGCGAGCAGAATAGCGCGTACAGGCGTTTGTACAAAATTAGTCACCAATCTGATTGTATAACAATTTAATTAAATGGAGGTTTGCAATGGAATTTGCAAAACAACTACTTAACAAACACACTAAACTTGGGCGCGCAGTTCGTACTGGCTTACAGGTCGTACTCGCTGTATTGACCGCAGCGCTTGGCCTGTTAGCTGTGCCGGGGCTTGAGAAGCAGCTTTTTGACCTTGGTTTTCTGCCAAGCATGGGCTTATTTGCTACCTGGAGCGGTGCTATTAGCTACGCCTGGAACGCAGCAGAGGGCTTGTACAAAGCTTTTTACGCTGACGACGAGACGACGGAGGCTAAATAATGGCAGTAGATGCAAACGCACAAGACTGGGCAAGCAAGCGTATCGGCATCTTTTTCCCTGCTGGGCTGTCTGACAACACCGAGGGTGTGCTAACTGGGCAGTGTGTTAGCCTCATTAAGTGGTTTTTGGCTGAGATGTGCGAGAATGTACCACGGCCATTTGCTGCTCGTGGTGACGCTAAAGACTTTGGCAACACGCTCGTAGCGCAGGGCATCGCTGACCGTGTCGGTGACCTGAAGCGTGGCGACATTATCGTTTGGCCTTACGACGGTGGAGGCTATGGCCACATTGGCGTTTACATGGGCGATGGCACTGTGTTTGAGGAAAACGTAAGTGCTAGCGGCCAACGTACTGCTGATTACGGTGTAGGTACTGTCTACAGCGCTAATGTCTCGCCTATCGACGCACCTTGGCGTATCGGTGGCTACAACATTTACCGTGTCCGTAGCTACGTTGAGAACATCGTACGCACCCGTGACCGCAGCGATGAGGTAAACTACCTTAACGGTTTGTACCACAGGGTACTTGGCCGCGACGTAGACGAAGGCGCGAAGAGCCACTACCTAAAGCAAATTGATGCCGGGTGGAACTGGCAGCAAATCGAAGAGGACTTGGCCAACTCACAGGAGGGCCGCATTGTACGCCAACGCCGCGAAGAGGAAGCAGAAGCCGGCCGCAAAGCTATCCAGAGCCAGATAGATGAGATTAACCGCATCTACCAGCGCGTATTAGGCCGTGAGGCGGACGAGGAAGGCTTGAAGCACTACCGAGGGCAGATTGCCCAAGGCTGGGACTACGGCGCAATTGAGCGCGATTTGCTGGCCTCTGAGGAGTACCGACAGCGCCAAGAGGCTATTACACGGGCAGCTCACGAGGCGGAAGCCCGTGCGGAAGCAGAGGCAAAGGCTAAGGCCGCAGAAGAGGCTAAGGCCGCAGAGGCTGAGCGCCAAAATCGTGCCGCTATTCCTGAGCCTGAAACGCCAGAGACTCCAGCCGAGCCAGAAGCTAAAGAGGACGAAAAGACAGACGAAGACCACAAGATACTTGTATCGATCCATAGCATGGTGCAATGGCTTGTAAACGCCATCCGTTCTATTTTCCACATTAAGTAGTTGTGTATATCACACTGCCATTGGTAAAATAGAGGTACGACGTTTGAGTTATTCGCCCCCCTATGGGTACGTCGCAGCCCTGGTTGTCTCGTCCTTTCTCCAACCAGGCAACATGCCCCGCCGTTTTGTTGTGTTTCCGGCGGGGTTTTCTATTGATTTGAAATAGTCATGTGCTATAATTGAGCTAGTGGAGGGTTTCGGCCTTCCAAGTACCTTGGTTTCCACAACCACTTTACCCTCTTTTCACCCCTGCTGATGTAGAAGACAGCAGGGGTTTCCCACTTTTTGTTACCTTGCAACGATAAACGATTCTATTGTGTCTACATAGATAGTGGCGGTATCCAGCCCGTGCTCGTTCATCTCTGCCTCTATCTGATTGGCCGCATCTCTATAGTCGTACATGTCGACAATCTCACCCTCCGACCTGAAATAAAGCACGCCGTCTTTATCTTCTACGTGTGCATAGTGCATAAAACGCGACGTATACAGCACGCCATAGCGTATTTGTTCTTTGATAGTCAAAGCTATATGTCCTTTCTGTCTACCTTTATGTTTCTATAGTACGCTAGCGTCGTGCATAATGCAATAGAAAAAGCCGACATTATTGCCGGCTTTATTTATTACCTGTGGAAAACTACAGATAAGCTTTTACAAGCAGGTATGTAGCGATAGCCATAACGATAACACCAACAGCGCTACCGATAGCCTCGCCCTTTGTTTCTGCCTGTAGAATTTTGAATGTATAGCCTACACCAGCCCATATTGAGCATAGAAGGTAAAACCATACAAACAGCTTTACAAAATCGATTGTGATAGTCATTATATTTTCTCCGAGTAGTTACCGTGATATGATGCTTTTTTGTTTGTGTAGCCAAGCGCCGCAAGGACGTGCCGGCCAAGATAGTGTAAATATCGTACAGCGCCATCTGACGCGTCCTGGCTCGTCTCATAAGGCCGTGTGGAGTGTGAAAGCTCCAGCGAGCCATCATACACCACCCAACCCCATTTGCCATCTTTAAACTGCTTTATTTGGACGTTCACATTGCTTTTTGACGGCTTGATACTAGCAGCGGGGAGGGGTTCGGTATACATACTTAATACCCGCTTTGCCATATCCGCACATTGTCTGTTGTCTACCATTCTTAAAACTCCGGTATATTGTCAAAGTCAACTGGCCCATCAAACTCATCTGGCGTTGGCTGTTCTGGTTTTTTGTCGATTGATGCTAGTAGCTGTTCGAGCGTAGCCCCTTCGATCCGGTTTGCTACCTCTTTTAGTTTCGCCACGGGTACTCTGTTTGGGTCGAGTACAGCACCCTTACCACCAATAGCAGCGCCAAGGATAGCTTTTCGGTCTTCGTCGCTCGTAACACCCTTTGCGGCAAGCCGCTTACTCACTGCTACAATCTGACGCACACTGGCCATCGCCGGCTTACTGTTCTGCTTTTGCCCAACTTCTGGCGTCTGGCTGTCCGGGTCTTCGTCGCCCTTGCTACTAATATTGAATTGGCGCATCAAGTAGTACTTAACGGCTGCTGTAGCTGCCTTATTAGTGGCCTTATCGCCATAGTCTACTGCTTCACCCTGCCACTTAACGACAAAACGATCGTCTGGCTTGTCGGCGTTTACCACTGTAAATTCAAAGTGACATACAGTGCTCACACCAGAACTGCCGCGGCTGGTCGTAATAGCGCTACGCTCCTGCTCGACCATGCTTGGAATAAGCACGACGCCATACTTACTGAAAAGCTCACGGAACTTACCCGCGATGGTTTCGTACTCGATATATTTATACTTTTGCTGCTGGTTGTTACCATCTTTGGCAATAACTCCAATCTCGCCAGTTATCTTGGCAAGCTTTTGGTAAAGGTTTAGCTGTTGTGTTTCAGCCATATCTTATCCTTTCGTTTTATATTACGTTTCTATTGTATATCAACGTCGTGCATAAGTCAAGCAAAATGGCTGGTTTTATTCAGCCATTTGCTCGATCCATTCTGGTAGCGGCTCATCTTTATGCCATCGCTTCCATGCCGCAATCGTCGCCTTTTTTGTGTTCATTTTGTATCGTTTTTGTGATTGTTTTGATTTTTGTGCTATCTTTTTGTAATAGTTCGGGTCGCTTTCTAGCAGTGCTTTTGCTCGCTTTTGCCCTGGTGTCATTAAAACACCTCCTCATTATTGTTAGTGTCTATTTTGTAGTTTTCAAATACCATCTCATACTCTCGTACCAGTTCAAACCGGTGCTTGGTATGTATACCCCCAGATAGATATTTATCAACGATTCCTGCCGCCTCATCGTAGCCGCAAGCAAAGGTGGCGTAGTAGCCGCGCTTTAACAGCTCCAGCAACATGGCCGCCTGCTCTTCATAGTGCCTGTTTGCCCAGTCTCCAGCTCTACGCACCTTATAGTCGCCCTCTCGCACCTTGCTACCAGTCCTACGGGCGTACAAATGCACATCCTCGCGCTTTAGCTCGATGAGGAGGCCGTGCAAGCCGTTTACTGGCTCTAATATCGTTAGGTCTGGATAACCACGCCCACTTTGTAGCCGTTTATTCTGTGCGGACTGGCCGATGGTCATTTTAAGGCCAGCAGCATAGTCTGTGTGAAATACCGCAAACGGCCACTTAATCTTTATGTGGTCTGCTACTCGTGCGTGTATGCTCGCCTCTGCTTTTGCGCTTTTTGGCCTTCTCTGCATAGCTCTCCATTTCTTCTAGAATATATCTAGGCTTTAGGTTACTTGGCAATTTTTTCCAGTTCAGTGACTGTTTGATACGCTTTTTGAATAGTCGTAAATGCATTACAGTTTTTCCAACTTGAACACGCTCGTGTAGTTATCTATATACTTGGCGTCGTTTAGCTCTTTAATCTCCTCATCGCTTAATACGCCGGACTCTTTAAGCTCTTTTACGAGCTTGTCCGCTGCCTTCACGTCAACAACACTGATAGAGTCCATAGCATCCTCATCGAGATACTTTTTGAGCGTAGGCTTGTGGTACACATACTTGCTGGCTCGACTAGAGAATTTAAACGTGTAGCCGTTGCCGGCGTCCAGTTCCTCGTCATCACCCATACGTACCAGCATATCCTCTTTGATATGCTGTTTCATCCTACGAGCCATCGCCTCCATCTGTGTGAGATAGTCGTAGGCGATAGCGGCAGCTTCTGGTGTGCTAGCGTCTAGTTCGCACAGCTCGCCAGTGGCTTTGTTCACGTCTTGGATCATTTATAGCCTCCCCAATTCGTCTAGTATTTTGTCTTTGAATATTTCAACGGCAGCATATACAAGTGTGACGCTGTCATCGTCAAATTCTTTAACAAAAGCTACTGTCTTGGCCTCTACTTCGTCCATGTCAATTTCGACGCCTTCCACCAGCTCTTGCATTTTATATTTAGTTAGTAGCATTTGCCACTTCCTTTGGTGTCGTATTAAGTTTGATATACTCGATCCAGTTATTAACCATCTCTTTGTGTTGTTTGGGCGTCTGGATCTTTATTTGGTAGCAAAGCGGGTCGCCATACTCGTAGTAGTCGCTGTCGATGTATGTTTCCCATGTTTCGTCATCGATCTTTGACCATCCGTCCTCGTCGAAAAAAGCAAACTCTTCAAATTCCGCGTGAGCCTCTTCAAATGTTGGCTTTTTGTTGAATGTGATTACCTTATCTACCATTGGTATCTCGTTGTCATGCTTGCTGTATTTACTCAGCGACGATACAATATACTTACTCATACATTGCCACCTTCGTTGCCAAGATACCCATACGCTCACGCGGTGTTAGCCCGCCTCGCATACCGTACTCTACATCTCCAGTCATCAATGCATCTGCTAAACACTCACCTTTTACTGGACACTCTGCACAAATCTTACGTGCATCATTGTAGTTGTTGTACCCATTGTAATCATCCGCATATGCTTTGTTTGCCGGGAAGAAAGCTTCCGGGTCTGTCTGTGCGCATAGTGCGCTGCCTCGCCATTTCTCCATTGTTCTTACCTTTCTACTAATTCCCTTCCAATTATTGTAGTTGTCATTATTAAACTGTTTATGACTACAACTATTGCAATTCCATAGATTTTATCACTAATACTAAATAGTTTACATATAAACATAGCCACAACTGCCGATGAGGACATAGCAACTAAAGCTAGAGTAAATACTACAAGAAACAATAAAATGATTGCTGTAGTTTCTTTTTTTCTAGAATCCATCGTTTAAATCCTCCTCCGGGCAAATCATGTCACCCGCTACATCGTGTAAAATGTCGTGGGCACTCAGCTCATCCTCAGATAGTATATCTTCCCATTTACCAACGACAAGGTCGTACCGGCGGTATAAAAGCTGCATAATCTCTTCAGCCTTCATGCCATTGTTAGTCGACTTGTCGAGTACTTCTAAAATTTGCTGTTTCACTCCCACTCTCCCATCTTCTCGCCATAATCAATTGTTAAATCTATAGCTTTTTCAATGTCTGTGATCGCTTCAGCTAGTTGCTTTCGGTAGTACTGTGGACGCGCAAGCTCTTTGATAAGCCAGTCTTGCACCTCGCCAAGTAGCGCTACTGCCTGGTCTACAGTCTTTACGCTGTCTTCGCCATCATTGCTTTTTAAGTCTTCAAGCACTTTTGATCCTTTCTACATTGGTTATTCGGTATGAAAAAATCATACCCTTTTGTTGTTCAAGCTTTTTTAGCGCTTCGCGAGCGCCTTCCGCTTCAGTCACAAACTCCCGTGGCTTTTCGCGTTGGCGCTGGCGAAACATGATTGTGTATTTGTACATTACATCTTCACTTGCTTGGTGATGGCGCTGCGTACACCGCCTGTGTATGCTTTAGCCTGTACGGTGTCGAGCCGGCGGTTGATAGCGTCTACGATAGCTTCGCGGTCGCTAATCTCTGCCAGCATCTGGTCTTTATAGGCCTGTAGCTCTGCCTCCGGCAAGCCGTCTACTACCTCTTGCATTTCAAGCATTGTGTCTTGAACTGGCTCGCTTTCTGGTGTCTGCCAATCGTGTGGCTCAGGGTGTTCGCCCTTAATGACTGCTCGTGGAATCGCAAACGATTGTACCCCGTCACCCAATGCTGCGCTGTTACGTCCAGCCAGCAACTCCTCAGGTGATGGTGTATCAATCATCATGTCGTTGTATTGCCCAATGTGTTTTTTGTACTCTGTCATACTTTCCTCAGTTTCATGTTTACAGTGTCCGCGCAAGTGATCACTCAGTGTGTCGAACTGCGCCCATTTGTCGTTTGTTTCTCGCCCTAGTTTTCGTGTGTTGTAGTTCATTCGTTCCTCTCATTTGTCATTCTGTCTATTACTGTTTTTAGGTTGCCCGCTGCGCCCCCCAAGTGGATGATTGCGCTTTCGAAAGACACGGGTATATCTTCATCCCAGTCTTTCGTTAATTGACGCGCACCCTCTAGCGCCGCGGCCATGTATTGTAGCTGACTCGTATAATCTTTTAGCTTCAGCCGTAGCTTTGCTTTATTTACTGCCACGGTTAATCTCCAGTGCTCGCTCGTGTACCTTGCGCTTGTATTCCTCTTTATCGAGTCGCATAGCTTCCTTGATGGCGTCCAATTCAATTTGGGCCTTCTCTTTCTCTGCCTTTCGCTTCTCGCGCCATGCTGCGTACTTTGGGTTGCGCTTTGCAATGCAGTCTAATAGTGTCCTACCAGCATACATGATGCAAAACAGCGCTACAAAAGCAATCAGTATTGGCCAAGCAATCATTGGCAGAAATAAAAGCAGTAAGATAACAACTAATAACGGCATATTATCGTACCACCTTACTTGCTAGCCTGTCGTTTACGTCACACTCACAGAATAGCCAAACGTTGAATGATGCGGCTGCAATAAAGAACACAGCCAAAATGTTAAATTGTATGATTGCTATATAGGCCAGCGTAAGTGACGCTGCACACCCGACTACAGCGGCGATTTTGCCGATAGCCGCAATTACTTTAGTTTCCATAATTACTTTATCCTTTCTTTTAAAAGTTGTTTTCAAACCTGATTGTTAAGTTGCAAAGTTCGTCTTGCTCTCGCCCCGTTTGCTTATGTACTTATCATAGCGCAACGTCGTGCATAATGCAATAGAAAATACCGACTTTTTGCCGGTATTTTTCTATAGGCTGTGGAAAACTTTTTAGCCTTGGATTAGGCGCATCTTTTTACCTCTGATGGTGTTGCCTACTTTCTCCTCTTTTTCTGCGCCTTGCACAAAGACACGGACATAGTCCACCTTCATTTCTTGAGGTAGCGCCTCTACTAGGCCGGCAATCCAAGGCCCACGAAACTCTAGGCCAACGTGCGGCTGCCACTCAACACCATCAAATGGCTTAACGCCTGTCATGATTTGGCTGTTGATAGTCTCGCCTGCTATGATTTTTTCCAGAACAACCTCGCCATCGTAGATAAACTTTATACGATCCTCTTCAATCGAGAAGGCGTAGATATGAAAATTGTTCACATCAATAATCTGTTTTTTAAACGTGCCAGTGATAAAACTACCGCGAGCTGTACCGCCACAGATATATTCACAAGCAATAAAAGTACCGTCATCTTGCGGTGACGAGGTCACGGTAACCTCCATACGCTTCAGCCAGCTGTTATATTCTGTCGGGATAGTCGGCACAAGTTTGAATGTCGAGGACATCCACTTTGACTTGAGCGGCAGCGCCATACGCGCTTCAAAGTACAAGATGCCTGAAAACTTTTTGACACTTTGGATAGCGGCAGAGAAAAAGTCGTAGGCTGTGCCGTTGACGACTTTGCCAGCGTCTCGTGTCGCTTTAAATACTACCGA